AATGTGCATCCAATTTATGGTCTATAAGGACAAATAAAACTTCCATCATGCTGGTTGACTTCCACATATGTTTAAACCTTCAGGTAACTGAATTACGTTATCTTTCTGTTGTTGTGTTAAGCAATTGGCTAATTCGTCTGTATCAACCTTAACAACAATACCCCAAAAATCTGTATATCCTGATGTCTGTGGATTTAAATTACACAATGCAGTTGCGTAACTCCAAGTGGTAGTACCTCCATCTGGTAATCCTAAACAATCATTTATCTGTGCCACAAGATCCAAAGCTTGCTGAGCCTGATCTTCGTTATATTTTATAAACCCTTTCATATTAAGCTATTCCCCATTTGGTTTTAAGATAATTTATCAGACCACTTTGTTGAGTTGAAGTAAGCTCCTTATCAAAGAAGTATATCTCACCAATCTCACCTGGTATATCACTGTATATTCCATCCTCGTTTACGATCCTAAATACCGGTGATGTATAGTTACCAGGATTACCGGCTGCCCCTAAGTTATTTTGTATATTAGTTTCAGTTTGTCCTGAGTTATTAATTGTGAAATAATCAACTACTGTCGTAGATGAATTACTTAGATAACTCTGAGCAATATGTGGTGTAGAGTAAGCAGAATATCCTGTAAACACTTGTCTATACTCTAATCCTCCTGGTTGAACTATGAAGTCATAATATCTTGTATTAGCGGCATCAGCAAAGAAATTACTCCATGCTCTACCACCACTACCTGTGATCTTAACAGGTTGGAAACCATTAGATCCTGAAAATTTGAGAACCATTACAGTGTTCCAAGTATCACCGGTTAGATTGGTCGAAGCTTGAAGATAGTTGTTAGATATTGTGATCGCTGACTTACCAGTACCCATTGTTGAAGCTGACCAACTTGGTTGATCTGCTGCAGTAGTCTGACTAAATCCAGTAAATGCAGTCCAATTACCCTTATTAGATACCGACTGAACAAATTGACCTGATCTCAAAGAAAGTGTTGAAGCATCATTGAAATCAATCCAAATCATCGGATTAAGAGTTAATGGATTAAAAGGAGGAGTTGGACTAGGGGTTGGCGTAACTGTGGTGGTTGAAGTTTGTGTTGGCGAAGCAGTAGGCGTGGCCGTAGGAACAGGAGAAGCCCATTCATCGTATCTCCATTTGTCTTTCAAGTATAATTCAACTTGTTCTCTCTGAGCAGGTGTAAGGTCCACATTGAACCACATTACTTCAGCGAGTTCCACATTCGAGTTATTAAATGATTGAGTAGCAGCTGAACTTGTAATTGTCACACCCATAATAAATGAGTTGACTGTTCCAACTGCAGATGATCCTGTAAATGAAGTTGTATTTGTTTGTGCTGACTGATTGATTTCTAAGTAGTTGAATTCACCGGTAGTGTCTTGGAAATTACAACTCACCATGAATTTGTCGTTCAATCCTGTCGCAGAATATACAGGTGTAGAAAGGGAAATAATCTGATTGTTTCCAATACTATAGTTGTTCGACATACCTGCAACATTCGTTAGGTTGAAAAACTGTCTGTCAATAAATCCACCTGAAGAGTTAGCAACTGTTCCACCATTCGTAAGTCCTGAATAAACAGCACTTGTAAATAGTGAAGTTGCATAAGTTGAACCTGATGGTTTGGCCCAAACATAGAACCATGTACCACCTGTGTGAGTAATTGATGTATTTCCAAATGAAGTCAATGCATCTCTCAATGAAGTTGTAGCATTTGGAACAAATCTAACAATATTAGGATTACCTGGCATAAGTGTTGAAGCACTTAATGTAGGCATCTGATCTGTATTTGATCCACTCAATGACCAAGTTGATGTACCTTTCGAGTTCCATCTTGAAACATAATTTGTTCCACCTGAACTGATTAATGTGAATGTTGAAGAATCACTTGAATCCCACCATAAAGAAGGATTGATCGGTAAAGGATAAGGAGTTGATGAAGGAGTCAAACTTGGCGTTTGAGTCTGCGTCATCGTTGGAGTAAAACTTGGTGTAGGGCTCGGGGTACTGCTTGGTGTTTGAGTCAAAGTGGGACTAGGTGTAGGACTAACAACAGGACCTGATGTAGGTTGATTTGATGATTCATTTATACCATCCATCTGTTGGACATTTGGTGGCACTTCTCTTGGAATCAAGTCAACTCTTCTGTATCTTGAGTTCTTGGTGTCCCATGCTTCCAATGGGTTAGCGTTTAAAGGAACGATCCTTTTATCTGCTTGGAATTTACCAGGAGAATAATATTCTTTGATTTTACCTGGAACCCCCCATATTTTACTAGTGAATTTTCTCATTTAAATGATTGGCTAAAATAAGGGGAGGATTACCCTCCCCCTAAATGTTATTAACAAGGACAAGAACTCAATGTCAATCCAACAAGTGTTGAAGATAGAGATCCAGCAAGTTCTCTTGCAGGGTCCTTCTCTAAACCTTGAAGGGTGATTGAGTATCCGTTTCTGTCTCCAAATGCAGTTCCTGATTCACCAGTACCTGCAGATAGGAACATACCGAAGTCCTCTCCTAAGTAGAAGATTGTACCATCGTTTGTTTCCACAAAAACTTTCATATCAGTATTCTGTGCCAACAATCTGATTTGGTTTCTCTTAGCTTGATCCAGCTTAAAGAATACCAAAGTAAGATCTTGTTGATAGAATACAGTACCATTTTCCAATGATGCAGTGATAGTTTCAACAAAAGATGAGGTATTTTTCTCTACTTGAAATGTGTATACAGTTCCACCTGTCGCTCCGACAGTTAGAATCTTTCCATCACCATCTACAGTTGTACCTGTAACGCAGCCAGCTACAATATATGCAGCTTTAATACCACCGACGTTATCTCTACAACCTTTGCAGATATTTGATGTTACAAAACAAGATGAAAAACTCATAATTTATGTTTTTTAGTTTTTGTGTTTATTAAGATAGACCGTTAGTGATAACGTATTGTGGCCATGCAATTTGCACACCCACTTTGAAGTTTGATCTCAATCTAACCTCATCGAAGTCAACTGAATAGAACATCTTAAGTGTTTCAGAATCAGAAAGAAGGTCAACACCAAGAACCATGTATCCTGCAGGAGCAAGAACTACAAGGTTAGAGCCGTTTAGACCACCTACTGGATGAACTAAGATGTTAGTTGCTGGATGGAAAGTTTTGAACTCTTCGTAAGATCCTTCAGGATTGAAGTGATAGTAGTTAGAAGTTCTGTAGTTGATCAAATACTTTCTGTAGTTAGCATGTGACATGAAAACAACCCAGTCAGTTCTGTTTACCACATCATCAGGGATTTGCTCGATAAGAGCATCTACTTGAGTCAATGCAGATACAGAAGAGATTGCTGATTGTCCTGTTACCACGATACCACCTGTTACAGTAGTTGTACCTGTTCCTTGCTGAGCAAACAATTCTTTGAAACCAGAGAAACAAGTAGACGCAGAAGAAGCACCCCAAATTTGATTCTCAATGTATTGAGAGATTTGTTGTGTCTTAAGGATACTGATTTGCTCTTCGAAAGGAACTGTTTCAGGATAAGAACCAGGAGTTAATAGTTGACCTAACCAATAATCGTTTAAGTCAGCTGGACATAAAGCTTCGTTTACTTTATATTGACATACTGTGATGTCTCTTTGAGTGTAGATTGTAGAACCAGATGAATTCCATCCACAAGTTCCGTCTTGCACTACTAAGTTTGAATCTAAAAGGTTGATAGCCTGAGAACCTTTGATACCAGGTTGAACCTTGATGATCTTTGCAGTTTCACCTTCCAAAATTGCTTTTCTGATCAACTCACCACCAACTTCGTCAGTGTACGTTGCCAAGCTAGAAAGGTTAAAACCGAAGTCATATTTTTTTGGATTTGCCATAGTTGTAATTTTATACTTTGGTTTAAATTTATTTTTTATAAGAGTTTAATCTTAATTTTCTGAGTTGTTCGAACATCTCAGATTTTGATGCGTTTAAATCAGCACCGATGTTTTTAGGTTGGTTGATTGGCTCACCTGCTGGTTCCTTTGAGAACTTTGCAACTTTTGCCTTCATCTCTTCTTGGTCTTTAACCATTGATTCGATTTTACCCATAATAGCATCAACCTTTTCCATTAGGGTCTTTTTAAATTCTTCGTCGATCATATCGTTTCCTTCAGATAGATCAGGTATCATTCCCATTCCTTCTTCAACGTCTTTAGCTTCTTCAGCTGGTAACTCAACGTTTTCTCTTTCAGTAATCTTTCCGTCTTTTGTCATGATCTTGATTAGAACTTCTTTACCTTCACTGTCTTTAAGCATTAATTCATGCTCGCCATCAGGTGCTGGTGTTTCTTTTCCATCAGGAGCTACAACAACGACATCTTGACCTACGTCAAAAGTTGGGGATTTGACAACAGTACCATCTTTAAGAGTTGCTTCAACGAAGCTTTCTGTTTTCTTTTCCATATCGTATTTTATTTCCTGGACTTTACCGTCCTCGATTTTTATTTTGGTCGTATCTTCCATTTCGTATTCTCCGTTCGGAGCTGGTAGCTGACCATGTTCTGTGATTATAAATATTGGCTCACCTACTGCAAGATTGGACTCAGTGATTAGTTCATTTGAACCATCAGCAAGTTTGTAACTGTTGAATTTATACAGACCAAGTAGTTTGTTTATTTTTCTAATAGTATCTAGGTATTTCATTCATTAACCTCTTTTAGTATAGATTTTATTTGTTCCAAAATATCCCTGTCTTGTGTAGAGAATTTTGCTCTTTCGATAAAGTATCCTTGAACAGAAAAACCTTTAAGTTTTCCATCTTTTACTTTGTTCCAAGTTTCATTGTCATTAACCTTCATGATGATCATCCAAGTACCTTGAGGATAATTCATCCCGAATACCTGTTGTTTATCTTTCTGAACATCATCAACAATCCAACTTTCAACAACGTCTACATCCTTTAAATACTTTCTTTGGTGCTCGATATTCGTAGCATCCAATAATTTGTCTCTCATGAACTTCTGTTGAAGTCTTTTGATTGTTTCGGCTGTGAAATAAACGTAGTATATGTCACCTGTAATTTCATTCCTACGGATTATCATTTTTTCTGGGATCATGGCGGGACCTACTACAAGTCTCTGTTCAGCATTAAAAACTGAAAAACTCATTTCCCCTCTTATTGTATCGAGTTTTTTGGAAGCCCAATCAATTCCTGTTGTTCCTCCCCATCCCAACCATGCAATATAACCTTTGTCTTTCCAAGGAGTTTCTTTAAATTCAGGGGCTACTTCTGAATTATTTCTATGTCTTTGGAATCCTGACATTCTTGCAATTGTTTCTTCAGAAATCTTTTCACCCTTACACAATTGGTTAGCTCTTATCCAACCTACTTGAGTCATCCCTTGAACTTCATCACCATGTTCTTCCTTCCATCTAATAGCTTTACAAGCATTGTTTCTTGCTGATTCAGGATAGTCATCATAAGATTGAAACTCTTGTTTCATCATTTCCATTGCCATCTTTTCAGGAACACAATTTGGAACCTCTCTTCCGTCAAGGTCTTTGGTACCAATTGCTTCATAACCTGGCCAACAAGCATCTTCAAGATCTGCCATCTCCAAATAACTACCTATTTTGGTGATATGTCCGTCCATAAAGGTCGTATCATGTATCATCCCTACTTCCTCATCGATTTCATGAATTAAGTCCTTAAAATCGGAAACCAATAGTTCTGCTTGAATCATGTCTTCAGGTGTTGCCATCTTCTTTGAAATAACATCATCCTCAATTCTAAATACATTGTCAGCAATTTGAGCTGCTGATCTAATCATTCCTTCAGTATCATCATCCATTGGCATCTGAATCAAGTGTTGAAATAGAGACAAAGCATTTGGACATAAGTGGAAGAATCTTGTTTGATATCCTAAAACATTTAGGTTACCCTCCTCAGCTGCTAGAACAGGCTTCCTTTCAACTTCTTCAGTTACTTGATCCACATAAGGGGATAAAGCTGATACGTCAGGATTTCCCTGATTAGAAAATCCCGTTCTAGGAGGAGTGTTACCTGCGTTAATTGTTGCTGTGGTTCTTGTATCAGGACCTGCCATTCCATCTTCATCAATCAATCCCTTTCTTACAGATCCTTTGTTAATAATTCTGGCATCATTTCTATAAACCAATTGAACCCATTTGTGTCTACAGTTATAAGAACCTCTCCATTCAAAAATGGAATAACCATCAGGACCTACTGGATTGATGGATCTATTTGACATCTCATCAATATCCTCAATTCTGAATACTCTATTGGCTGACATCATTTCAGCACAGAAGGTTCTGTTCTTCTTGTCTGATGGTCCCACATACTTGTATCTGAATTTTACAGTAGGGGTGTCTTGTGCTGAAGGTGCATTTGGATCCGCTAAGATATTTGAGAACTCTTGTTTACCCAAATGTCTAACCTCACTAATAAACCAACCTTCTTGTTCAAGGAATCCTTGAGGTTCACCATATGCATGAAACATTTGTATCACCTTTGGAATTTCTTCGTCAGCTAATACGTATTTTTTCGTTTCCTCTTCTTGATCTTTGAAGTATTCAAATTTTGCTTCGTGAGCGGGATGCTCAACCAATGCAATACCATCGAGACCGGCTTTATCGTCGTCATCTTCAATGATTAATTCTATAATACGGGGATTCATACTAATAAATATCTTTTTTCTTAAAAATGTAAAACCTTATATTGTGGAACGAGATTTTTGTGCCATCTCGAACTGTTGCATTGATGTCATATCGGAAGCAACCACATAAGTTTTTATTGGTGCCATGTCTGATCCTCCACCTCCTGTCATTAGAGCTGTATCTGCAGCTGCTATTTGAGCTGCTGTTACACCCCCTCCAAATTGGAATGGAACACCTCCACCAGCTTGATTGATTGCTGATAAAAGTGGAGCAAACATTCTTGTTGATTCTGCATTGATCACAGATTCTCCATTCGATAACATTGCTGGTACACTATCATCAGTTGGTCCACCTGGTCCTGAAACCACACCACCTGATGCAAGTTTTCTTGGTTGTTCTTGAGCATTACCTCCTCCACCTCCTTGAGCATCTGTCTGGTCGATTTGTTTGATACCATTGATGGTTGCCATAACAGCAGTTGCAACACCCGCAGCTCCCGCTGTTAGGATCGCAATACCGGCAGGGGTCAAATAACCTGCTTTGGCCGCGTTCTTCTGAGTATTGATAACGATCGATGCAATACCTGCAGCATTTTCAATAATCAAACCGGCTTTAGCTAACCCTTTGTTTTTACCAGCAATTGTAGAAATTATTTTTCCAATATTACCAATTGCTTCAACGTAAGCTAACTGAGTTGCGACTCTTGCATCTTTGGAGTCCTTTTCAATCTTATCTCTTTTCTTAGCTTGTTCTTTGGTGAAAGCTGTATAGTTGGCATCTATTTCAGCTAACTTTGTTTTGTTTTCACCTGCAGCTAATATTTGAGCGTCATAATTTTCTTTAGCAATTCTATCTTCTTCAGCAAGGATTTCTTTCTTTCTGTCTAATCTTGTGGTCTCAGCATTCAGTTCTTCTTCAAGTTCAGTCATTCGGACCAAATTCTTGTCGACTTTTTTCTTCGTCTCACGATCTAAATCCTTTTGAGCTTCTTGATCTTGGAATAAACCAAACTGAGCAATTGATTTGGTTAAGTCACCGATTCTCTTAAGTTCAGCATCAGTAAGGGTTTTACCCTCATTCTGTCTTGTTGTAAGTGCTGCTAATTCATCAGTGTATAATTTAAGTTGAGCATCGTTCTTTTTCTTAGCTGCGGCAATGGCTTCATCTGAGTCTTCACCATATTTCAATTTCATCTTTTCATAGAACATTGTTGATTCATCAAGAAGAGTTTGATTTTTTTGTATTTCTATAGCCAATAACTTTTGGAAATCCTCTGATGCTTTTTTGATCGCATCTTCACTAGCTTTCTTTCTTGATTCCTGATCATTCTTAATCGAATCAGCAATAGCTTTAGCTTGTTCCTTATCTCTTAATTCTCTTTGAGATTTACTCAACTTATTGTCCTTATCTTCCAATGCATTTTTATCTGCATAGTATTTCTTCAGTTTTGACTCAAGGTCTTTATAGTAAGCTTCGTCCTTTTGTTGTGTGAAATCTTGGAATCCTGTCAATAACTTAATCTCAGCGTCGATATTGGCTATCTGAGCTTGTCTTTTCTCTTTTGCTCTTTGAGCTGCTTCCTGTGCAGCTGCTTTTGCCGCTGCCTGTTCTTCTTTCCTGATCGCTTCTTGAGCTGCAGCTGTCTTCTTACCTATCTTGGCCTCATCAGCTGAAATTTGTTCTACCTCGCCTAAAGTTCCATATAACGCATTTAGTTTATCTCTGTTGAGACCTTTAAGATCAGTTACAGTCGAAGCAAAGTTTTCGATTTCCTGTTGGTTAGCTTTTTGTAATGCGTTTATCTTATCTTGAGATAAACCTAATTCAACAGCTAACTCCATCGCTTGAGCTCTCGCTTTTTTCTGTGCTCTATCCCTACCTTCTTTTGCGATATCTCTTTCAAGTTTTTCTGCGTCCTGAAGAGCTTTCATTCTTTCTGCTGTGGACTTATTCGCATCACCAGCGATTTCTCTTGCTTCAGCTAAAGCTCTGTTAGATTTTGATTGAGCAAGTTCGTAAGCCGCTTGTGAGTCTTCCAATTGATCGTAGGCATCTGCAACACTAGCCAAAGCATCACCAGCGTCCTCAGCCCCACCCAATAGACTTGAGAAGAAATTACCAACAGCCGCTGCTGCATCTGCAAGTTTTTCTAAAGCAAAGGTGACAGGGGGTAAAATTGCGTTAGCTAATTTTCCCATCATTCCTGAGAAGATACCAACAATTTTGTTGATAGGGTCCATCACCCCTTCCATTTCAGAGAACTTTTGTATAACCTTGGTCAATACAAGAGCTAACAATCCAATTGGAGAGGCTTTAAGTAACATGTTAAAGTTACCAAAGAATTTACCCACACCTTGAACTGATTGACCTACAGTCCCCAAAATACCTGGTAGTCCTGCTAATTGATCAAAGAATCCTTTGTTTGCATTCTTAGCGGTCTCAAATGCACCTTCAGTTCTTTTAATTTCATTTTGTAATTCAGCAAATTTTTTGGAATTGATCGGGGTTGCATTCAATTGTTTGTACAAATCATTAATTCTCTCTTGATAACCATTGAGACTTACAATTGATTGTTCAACTTCTTGACCATCAACTTTAACTTTGAACGTGAGTAATTTAACTTTTGCCATATATTAAGAAATACGTTATTTTGTTTTTTTATGTACAAGTTCCGTCATAACCTGTTATGGTGAATTGACAACCACAACTTAGGTTAACACCGGTAAAGGTACAGTTTCCACCACCTGGGTTTAGATCACAACATTGACATATTTCATCACAATCACATAAGATTATTTTTTGACCTGCAATACATGGGTTATATGAAACTACAACAGTTACACTTGTTCCTGTTTGGAATGTTCCATAATAACCTGGCGGATCAGATGGTGCAATTGGTAAAGTATCCCCTGACAAATAGGTCATTGTAACTCCTGATACTTCAAGTCCTGTTATTGTGATATCGAGTGAAGCATCTGTTCTAATTTCAGCAACACAACAAGTAGTAACTGCTGAGGTAGGCGTAACAGTTGGCGTCATCGTGGTGGTAGGACTATTTGTCATAGTAACACTTGGAGTCGGACTAGGTGTTGTGTTGATTGTACTAGTAGGAGTCACCGGTGGAGTTCCAGTCTGACTTGGTGTACTTGTCATTGAAGGAGTATTGGTTTGTGTGCTAGTTTGACTCGGAGTTTGCGTTGGACTCAATTCAGGGGTAGCTGTGCTCGTAGGACTAACACTTGGTGTTTGTGTCATGGTTTGTGTTACACTTGGTGTCTGAGTCATTGTATTTGTCGGACTAGGGGTTGGCGTGGAAGGACAAACTAATGTGTCTAAAGTTTGTTCCAAATCTGAGCTAGTTCTTTGATTTGTGAAAGTATAAGTTGTTAACCATCTATAATACCCTTGTGGAATTGCAGTACCCGAATAATAGAATGGTTTGTTATATTGTGCAGCAGTTAATGTAGCCCCATTCCATGTAGTCCAATTACCACCTTCACAGAAAGGACAAGTTGGAACAAACCATGTATTCCAAACATTCGTACCTGAGAATAATTGTTCAGGTGAGTGAGTTAAGGACGTAGTTGAAACAATTGGTTCGTCTTCAATATAAAAAGTTGTAGTTCCAAATCCTGTATAACTAATGTAAGCATTCATTTGAGCTTCAAATATAGATTGTGTTGAAGATGGTGGATTAATCCATAATCCTCTGAAAGCAGAACCTTGTGAAGCCATCCAAGAATTAAGTGCTGTTGAACCAGTCTGAGCATCTAAAACAAGATATGCTTGTGGTTCATAACAGAAAGTTGGACTAGGGGTAGGCGTCAAAGTGGGACTAGCAGTATTTGTTACACTTGCGGTTGGCGTGAACGTGGGGGTGTTGCTCGCACTTACCGATGCGGTGGGACAAGGGGTGGAAGTGGGAGTCAAAGTCGCTGTGTTACTTGGTGTATTGGAAGGAGTAGATGAAACTTGTAAATACATATCTATTTTTTTAGCAATTTGTCGTCACACTTTTACAAACAATGTTGGATGGATTATTTCTGTCTTTCACACAAACCCACCATGTATTATTCTCAACTGTAAAGTAGGAAACGACAGAAGAATTCACTTGAATATAAATTCCTGATGTTGCCCCACTTTGAGTCAAATATAAAACCTGATTTATGTCATATTGACCACTTCCACAAGTAAACCCTGAAACATATACAGTTGCATCATTTGATTCAGTGTTACATAAGTAACTTATATTAAAATCCAAACATGTACTTGGAGTCGGGCTCTGTGTCATTGTTTGTGTTACGGTTTGACTAGGAGTATAACTTGGTGTTTGAGTCTGCGATGGCGTCAATCCAAATGTAGCGGTCGGGCTAGGTGTTTGAGTCATCGTTTGAGTTATAGTGGGAGTGATCGTAGGCGTTACACTAGGGGTTGGCGTCACCGGTATTTGTACTCTAAACTCAGGAAATATTCCACCGATATTAACACTACAGGTTTCAACAGTCTGATCAACTATGCTTAATTGTGAAAGAGTGATTGTATCAACTAAAACGTTATTCAAATAGTATCTTTCTGTTATAGTATAAGTAGGAATTCCACCAATTATCCCATCGAAAGAAATAACCTGATAATCAATTCGGTCATAATAGTATCCCGCTAATGCATTACATAATCCTAAATTAGGGTCGATTAGGAAATCGAATCTATAAACTAGTCCCACATAAGGATATCTTATAGGGATGCAATCTCCGAGTTGTTGATTTCCAAATCCAACTGATACATCGGTCAAAGGATAGTTTGTCGAATTGTACCTAATATAACTTGTATAAGAAGTCAAAGGGAAATTACCACAGGAATTTGAACTATAAGATCCATAAGTAATTAATTGCTCTGATGGACATTCAGTATTGGTTGGCGTAAAGCTAGGGGTAACACTTGGTGTGATACTCGGCGTGGGAGTGTTGGATGCGGTTTGACTAGGAGTAGGAGGAAATGGCATAATTTATGTTTGTTGAACTATATTAAATGCTGTGGTTGCTGAACATCCACAATCGGAAAATACGGAAACCCCTGAGTTCGTATAACCACTTCCAATAAATACAGGTTCATAGTTATAAGATGAATTAGGAGTTCCAAGTGTAACTTGATAACAACCTATACTTGTATATGCAGTTGTTGATCCTGTGTAGATATTAACATAGTTTCCAATGTAAGCATACATATTGTAGTTTAAGTCAGAAGTCGTGTGATAATCGGTACCACCTGTGCAACTAATTAAGTCGTAGTATTGTACAGGATGAGGAGTATAATCTTTGGTCAGTTTAATTAACTCAATATCACACAAAGAAGGTTCTGTCAGATTGTATCCCGATATTTTGTTTATTCTCCAATAACTATTCTTGATAATAATTTTTTCATTGAATCTGAGATCCGCAATTTCATATGGAGTTAAATAAATTTTGGCTTTCATGATCTTATTTTCAGGTGAAACTATATCTGAAACGTAATCATAATAAAAGATGTCATATAGGTCCTGTTGTTCAGGGAAGGTTTCTTGTATTGCTGAATAGTTGTTAGCTGAGTTGAAGTTAATGTAATGTGAGAAACCTGTATAAGAGAATGGGTAAGTTGTGAATCTGTTATTGATGGCCCAACGATCAAACGATGTATCCTCGATCCAATAAGTTTGTGTGGTTGCCGTACTTGGAACCATATAGTTTTGGTTTGGAAGTACTGGTCCTCTGAATAACAATCTCGGAAGGATTTTATATGGATTAAACTTTTGAATTGAAGTACCTTGTTGATCCTCAGTCTTGATTGCTGCCATGGAAGGTGCAGTTAGACCAGGGAGGTTACTGTTATTGATATCCACATCGGTTGGAGAACTGAATATGGTATCAAAGTTAATATTGTTATCTTTGTAATCCTGATTTAGTTGTAATTGATAAGTTCCAAATACTCTATTGTTAGCAATATTAAATTGTTGGTTAACATAATCCTGATCCAACTTAAAGTTGAAATTCAAAGTACCATTTAATAGATTAGAAGTTGGTGAAATTGTGATTGGAGCATCCCAGTCTATTTTACTAGTCCAATCTAATATCCTTCCTTTACCAATATAATCGATAACAGGTTCTACAATCAACGTATTAGGTTTAATTGGATCGGGGACAACAATCAAATTGAATAGTTTGTTTATACCCGTTATGAAATCAATTTGTTTAAAATCATTTTCAGGGAACTCTGCACTATAATCGAAGTTACCGATAATAACTCTTGGAGCAAGGAATATTTCAAATGAGAAATCGATTAGACCTGAATTAAGGTTTGGATCGTATCCTAAAGAAATGGTTGTATTTCCTGTGATTTCTATTGTCTCCAGTGCCGTATCTGTATAGTTGTTGGTACCTGCCGGAGTTGCTGGTTGAAATGCATTTAAGAAGAAACTATCATTTCCATTAACTCTCAAGAACCCACTGAAAGCTGCACCAACAAACCCATCACTACTCATTTGGTAATTCGTCGTTATTTTGAATGTATAAGACCCTTTGTAGGTTGAGGTAATTGTAAATCCTGTTGAGGTTGCACTGAAAGGTACATTGTTACAAGTAGCCCCTGTCAGGTTATCGGCAATATCAAATGTTCCATCTGAAGTTGTGTTACTATTAGTTCCACTGAAAGTAAAACAAGGTCTAACTGATCCTTTTGTATAAACTGTCTCATCCAAGAATTTAAGTGGAAGATAATATCTTTGGAAATACGATGAATTAAAAAATTGACTATCAATAAAATAACCATTTTGTAAAAATATCTGTTCGTATAATTCTTTTACTTGTATTGATGGTTTTGGATAATAGGCTCTAATAGGAGTTCCTGAGAAACTCATATAGTTAGGTATATTTGGTTTAGGTCCAAATAGGAGTAATGGTGTTGTTAAAGGATCCGTTATTTGTGCTCCCTCAGGTAAAATTCTTTGTACTGTTCCACTATTAATACTTCCTGATCCTAGCCCTAAGTTTGGAACAAATGTAATCGATGTTCCATTTATACTTTGAACTATACCTTCTATGAAGTGTTGAGTACCGGTATCTGTGTATCTAATTGTTTCTCCAACCAAATATGGTAAAGCAGGTGTTGTTGTGATTGTTTTCGATCCTGATGATATACTGACATTTGTAGTGGAAGTTCCTACATAGTATTGAGAAATTGCGGACAAAGATGGAACGTAGTTATACCCGATATTCAATATAGGCCAATAGGTTTTCCCATTCTGATATGAATAGTTTGTTGTACCAGTCAATGGGAATAGGTTATAATCAACCGTGGATTGAAATATAACATTGTTGGAAAAAGGATGTGATAGATATGAAAGGTCCAATTGTCTCATAAACTTATCCCCGATCTGTGCCGCAACATCGCCTACTCCATTGTAAAATGTAACGTCATATGACTTCTGTTCTTTCACAGTAGTCACAGTATTAAGTCTTATGTATCCTGAAGCAACCAAATATCCATTGTAAACCAATTGGGCTTCGAATTTTCGGGTTGGAATGAAGTTAAGGGGTATCTGATTAAGGTCAAAAAAATACTCGAAAATATAGTTATTCCCATTGGTTCCTGGCACTTTAAAACTTTTGGAATATGCGGAGTTTTTCTTTGTGATATCCTGTATCTCTGCAAATGAAATATCGAGGGTCACATTATCCGTACCTCCAAGTTCGATATATTCTGTTACACCATTAACTTGACAACTTAATTGTAAATTCATTAACCTTGAGTTCTGTATCGCTTGAAGCCTGCATAAGACAGGTTCAGTTTATATTGGAATAATTTTTGGTATTGTTTCTGCCACACTCTAAATCCTTTGTCCTCTATAACTACCGGTATTAAATTTTGGTATAATCTAACCTCTTGTAAACAGGACTGACAATCTATATCTTGTATAACGGTTCCATCGATAATATAAACCTCAGGGGAGAATAATAATTCTTGCATAATCTCCACGTCATTCTGATCCATATACCAAGTTTCACATTCGTATTTTTTGTTAACCTCTTGTTCATAAATCTTTGTTCCCCTTTGATAGGACCCTACATTATAGTAAGCCTTATTCAAAGACATTTCTTGTCTATATTGTGGTCTTGTGATTTCATAAGTTACTTGTGATTTTCCACCGATCGTATAAGTGTCCCACATTCCTCTTCCATTTAAAAACAACAGGTGAATGGGATTATTGATGCAACTTCTATCTTGCATATAAAACTCAAGGATCTCAGTTGTTCTCGAGCTGAATGACAGTCTTTGAGATTGGTTAGCCTTATAAGTTGTTCCATAAAAACAAACTTTCTTTGAATCAGTGGGGATTGAATTAATTGTTCCTCCTGATGTTACGTTATACGGAAGGTAAAACACTCCCATTTTGAATATGGAGTTTGTGCTCTCATTAGTCACAGGTAATGCACTACTAGATCTGTTAGCTGTCTCAGCCGAATAGGTATAGGGATCTGATTGTGACAGAGCAGATCTCACGGCAAGAGAGTAGATGTCATTGGTAAAGTAATCGTTCTTTCCGTTTAAGAATGAAATAATAATAGGACAATCAGGGTGGTGTAATCTCCTTCTAACCCTTGTATCAACCACATCACTTTGAGAAATGATATTATATTCGTAGGTACCTGCAGCATTTAAGAACTCCGATGGTCCACAATCCACAATATCGTTATCACAACTCCATTGGGTATTTGTCTGACCAGATTGGTACATATGTCTGAATAGATCGTAGTAAAGGTGATTCTTATTCTCTTGTGCGAACCAGTTTGGTCCTTGATTATCTATTGAAGCTCCTGATAAGAATGGTGCTGGTATAAGTTTGTTATCAACACCAGGGAATATAACAATTGGATTTGGATTCCAACTCGAATTGAAATCAATCTCCTCAACAACAGAACTTCCTGATGTATAGGTACAACCAAATACTGCTTTATATTCCGATACGTGCCATAACTGATCCACTGATGCATTTGGTGATCCACCTGGCCATAAGTTTGATCCGTTATACTCGATTGTTTGTTGTGCGTCTGCTAAGGTAACAACCTTATTAACCTCAGAGGCGTAGTTTAAATATGGATATGTGGTCCCTGTAAATCTTGGATTGGCATTTAGGAATGTTCTAACGATCTCCTCCAAATCAACTATTGCATTACCATATGTGTTAGGTATTGCTTTTAATCTACAAGCTCTATTATCAGTAGTTGCTGCAGACCAGTCTAATAGGTCCCCTTTGAAATATACATCAACCAAGAACTGAAATCCTGTTTGGGTATATGCTGAACTCGATACGTTAAACACATGGTTTGTATTCGAGGGGGTTATTTGGAGAGGTTGTTGTGTTACCTCTAAAACGAAACTCATTGTTCTATATTTTTTTCAAATAATTTATCAAAAAACTTTTCCATATCTATATCCAAAGCTTGTAGAGCTTCGTCCTCAAAGTATTTTTCAAAGTTCTCAACAGCACGGTCATAAAAGTAAGTTGGAGCAATCCCAAACTTCTTGATGTTTGTATTGATTCCCCAAGCAAAACTCTCATTCGTTATAAATCTACCTGTCTTCTTATTTCTACCCTTAAGTCCTTTCTCTTTGATCCAATCTTTAATTGCGTCAAGGGGTGCATATTTTCCTGGCTTTCTACCATCATTTACATAGATCCAATAATCTAACATCTCAACAGTAATTTCTTGATTACTTGGATTATAAGATGCTGATATCGAATCTACCAAACTTCCTGAAGCAACCTTTGGACTGGTCCCGAATGGAGTTCTTGATTTAGCATAACCTGGTGCAAATGGATATGGTTGAAGTAGTGCTTGTTTCAACTCATTTGCGAACTTATCAGATAAGTCCTCCATCGCTGCATTGAATGCTGTAAAATCTGGTTGTTCCATTAGTTATCAGAGTTGTTATCACAAGGTGGGAACTCAGCATAAGGAGCAATACACCTATCGATAGCATCAGGTATTTTAAGTTTTATTTTGGCTGTCCAACCTGACACATAGTCATCGAACTTCTCCGAGAATGGTGTAAAGTCTACAGGATAATCAATATCCCAAGTACAATAACAAGCATCCAATGAATATCTTAATTGAGCTACTACATCTTTCAAAATATCTAGTGTGTCGGACCAAACGTCAATTTCATTCTCAAAGTTCTTAACGTTTAAAATATCCATAACCAATATGTCAAATGTGTATACTGTTTGTCTACCATCTGTAGTGGCTAATTGGGGGATAACGTACATCAAAGGATAATACGGAGCTAAGTTCTCCGTGGTGTTATCTATCTTTAATCTTTCTTCTGTGTAGTATATCAACTGATTGATATCACCGATACCAAACGCTTGTAATTGAAGATGATACTCTTGTAGTTGTCTAAGCAAGGTAACGATCTTCTTAAAATTATAACTTCCTAATGGGTATTGACTCATAATACTGCTTTTGTTTGATTTTGTGCTCTTCTAAGTTGTTTCTCTTTTATCTCTCCTAAATCCTTCATATAAGTTAAATAGTTGAGCACATATGTTAATGGGTATTTCGTGATCTCACCCATTTTGGTAATGTCTTGATTAGCGACTGACGCAAGGACACCAAACCACCCCCAATACTTACCGAAACTTTCTTCATCAGTCTCTTTATCTTGTTCATTATTCTCACCCTCCACATACTCACCAAAAACCTTAGTGAAGGTTCTTGTAATTGTTTTTCTAAATGAAAAAAAAAACTCATGGCTCCGTGTACATAACGTACCGGTAATGACTTGAATAGATCTGCTCTTGGTTGAACAAGTGCACTATCGTAATCAACAATCTTATTGTTTGGTCCAACTTCTCTGTATAACATTGCCATCAATAGGTTCAATTGAGATTTTCTCTCAACCTCTGGTCTTGATAGAATGGTATCCAAATCTATAAACTCACCGAATGTAAGATTGGGGAGATCAATGAATCTATATTTCACCCCTCTGAACTCAAATTCATTTTCAAACTTATTATCCATCTCAGTTAGATACTCAGCAAGTGCTGTTCCAACTGACATAATGTCAAACCAGTCTGCCTTTCTAATATCTGATTCGGATAGACCTGTTGATTCCTGAATTATCTTAATGAGAAATGAACTCTCATCCATAATATCTTTGAATGCTGCAAGTTTACCCCAAGTTTCAATACTTGGTTCGCTTACAACGTAATCTTGATCTTGGTAGGTTATAGTTATCTCTTTCATCTAATATAAAATATCGTTTTATTTATTTTTGTTCACAACTTATCTGATAACATAAGATCCATAATTGATCTTCTTCTTCAAACAATTTGCTGCTAGTGCCAAACTCATTACCATGTCATCATGAAAACCTGATGGTGCACCATATTTAACCTTTCTTGTCTTTGGGGAATACTCATATGTAAATGTAGAAAGTTCTCTGTATAAGTCTGTATTCAACTCTTGTGTTGGTAGTTTAATCTTCTCTTCATTGAGGGATAAAATCAGGTCCTCAATTATGTTCTGTTTTGATTCATTGTTAGTAATGAAAGGCTCAACGTTTGAGTATTGTTTTTTGATCTGCTCGAATATTGGATCCCCTACACCATTGATCTCAATTACACATCTAGCATTAAATTCTCTTAGGTGTTTTACCACTTCGGATACTATCACATTCCATGTATTTTGTCTTTGCCTATGTATTCGTACCACTTCACCTTTTGAATTGAAAATTGTCAATACACTATAGTCATTTGCTCTACCTATATCGAGACCAGCAAAATACTTTTCATTCGTTTCTTTGGAGGGATAATGATTAAGTACACAATTAAGTTTGAGATTTGAGAATACTTCTCCACCATCATCCACGAATGCTGCTAGTATCTCTTGTCTATAAATGTTCTCAGGTAGAGATAACTTAGCTTCTTCAAGTTCTTCCTTTGTAATGAATGGGGTATCAAATGAAGTTGCATGAAATGTTTTATAATTGACATATTCTTCTGAATAACCTCTGTTAGCCAGTTCATAAAACCAGTTCTTTCCTTTTGGTGTTGAAATGAATAGGACCTTCTTTCCTCTAACTAATACTGTTGGTCTAAGTACTGTCTTCCACACTACATCTTTCTGATATGCTGCTTCATCCATGATCAAGTAATCCAAAGTATAACCACGTAGGGAATCTTCTCTTTCCCCTGATCTAAAATAGATTATTGACCCATTGATAAAAGTGATGAA